TCGAACACTGACCAGTCGTTGCCATTCCGTGTTGTTGATCTCGTTCCTGAGACTACCGACTCTAGCGGCAACTACAGCGAAGTCATCGTTAAGTGGAATGCTCCGTACCCAACAGCGACTACAACCGCTGCCGGTAGCCCGCTCGTCTATACCACTACGGTAACTATAAACGGCGGCCACTCGTATCTCAACCCGACTGGTCAAGCCAGCGTATAAGGGAGCTAAATCATGGCTATTTCACGCGCACAACTACTGAAAGAGCTGCTCCCCGGCTTGAACGCACTGTTCGGCATGGAGTACGCTCGCTACGGCGAAGAGCACAAGGAAATCTACGAAACTGAGACTTCCGAGCGTTCATTCGAAGAAGAAACCAAGCTGTCCGGCTTCTCGGCAGCTCCGGTGAAAAACGAAGGTTCTGCAATTGCGTATGACAATGCGCAGGAAGCATGGACTGCTCGATACAACCACGAAACCATTGCTCTGGGTTTCTCGCTGACCGAAGAGGCCATCGAAGACAACCTGTATGACAGCCTGTCGGCTCGTTATACCAAAGCTCTGGCTCGTGCTATGGCTTACACCAAGCAGGTTAAGGCTGCAAACGTGCTGAACAACGGCTTCTCGTCGTCCTATCCGGGCGGTGACGGCAAGGCACTGTTTGCTACTGATCACCCGCTGGTTGGTGGTGGCGTCAACTCGAACGAGCCTGCAACCCCAGCAGACTTGAACGAAACCTCGTTGGAAAACGCAGTGATTCAAATCGCTGCATGGACTGACGAACGCGGCCTGCTGATCGCAGCTAAGCCACGTAAACTGATTGTTCCACCTGCTCTCCAGTTCGTTGCTACTCGTCTGTTGGAAACCGAACTCCGCGTCGGCACTAACGATAACGATATCAACGCCCTGAAGAACAACGGTTCGATCCCAGAGGGCTACACGATCAACCACTTCCTGACCGACACAAACGCATGGTTCCTGACCACTGACGTTCCAAACGGCATGAAGCATTTTGTTCGTACCCCGCTGGCGAACTCGATGGACGGTGACTTTGATACCGGCAACGTCCGTTACAAGGCTCGTGAGCGTTACTCGTTCGGCTGGTCTGACCCGCTGGGCATGTTCGGTTCGCCGGGCGCGTAAGAAAAAGGGGGGCTTTCGCCCCCCTTTTTTGTGTGGTATAAAGTAGTAAAACCGGGTGTACCCGGTATGTCGAACAGTCCCGGCTGACTTCATGCAGATCGACATACCTAACCGCATGAGGAAAAATTCAAATGGCACTCTCAACTACCCAAAGCATCTGGCGTTCGGGCGGCGGCGACAACACTCGCACCGCATACTGTGGCTCCGGCGTCATGGCTGCTCAGTTCTACTTTGACCCGACAGCGGTCAACACTACTACTGCTAAAGTTTCTTCTGTTGCTGGCGCTCCAGCTGTGATCCTTCCAGCAGGCGCAATCATCACCGCAATTCAATTTAACGCCGCCGCTACAGGTGGTACAACCCCTACTATGGATATGGGTTTTACCCTGTACACCACAGGCACAGCCAGTCCTACAGCTTTGATCGATAACTACGCTGCTGATGCTGGCAAGAAGCAAGTTGTCTGGGGCGATAGCGGGGCTGGCACTTCGTTGGGCGAAGTAATGTCGGCTACTGAATTGGTCTATATCACTGGCGGTGCAAACACCGGCGATGCAGCTACTGGCGGCGCGGTTTCTGGTCAAATCCTGTACTTCGTCGCAGACCCACTGCTCGGTCAGCAGAACGTCTAATTGAGGAGCCTATCATGGCGATGCAATACGACGTAAAGTCATACCACGCGACAAGCTCTTCGCTTGCGTACGCGGATCGTTCCCGGTTGAAAGGCGTAGTTATTTCGCCCTCAACATCGACGACGTTTAACTCATGCGTGGTTGATACTCAGGGTGCTTTGTCGGGTACGTACGATATTCCGGGGTCAACGACTTGTACCGTTACCATCGCTAACCACGGGCTTTCAAACGGCGACACGGTTGGTCTTGACTTTACGACTGGCACGGCGGTAGACGATTCGTATACGGTATCTAACGTAACGACCAATACGTTTACTGTAACCACGGCGAGTTTGACCACGAGCGGCAATGTGACGATGTACCCAAAAGTACTTGTCGAGCTGGATTGTTCTTCGGGTACGGCGTTCTACACATTGATTCCGGGTGAAGGCATTCTTGCACAGGGCGGTCTGTTTTGCTTGTTGCCGTCTACCACGGTAACGATGACTATTTTCTACGGGTAGCGCCATGATGCAAACAGACGTTAAGTCCGCCCGTGCAGCAAATACAGGACTGCTTGTGACGCAGGCTCCTGTACGCTTGAAGTCGATTACGGTGACAAGTGCGACTGTGTCTGCAAGAAATACCTGTGTATGCGACCCGGTAGAACAGAAGTCCGGCACCTACAGCCGTACAAGCCCAAGTGCCACAATTACAGTCACAATAGTAAACCACGGCCTTGAGACTGGGGATCGGGTGTTTCTGGACTTCACGTCAGGGACAGCACGGGATGGCGCGTACACAATCACAAAGACGGGCGACGACACGTTTACTTGTGCGGATGTGGCAACTACGACTACAAGCGGTAACGTCACGATGTATAGCAGTATTGCTTTAGAGATCGATACTTTTAATACGATTGGCCTACCTGTACTGATTCCCGGCGAAGGCATCTACTGCCCTAACGGAATCTTTGTTGGGTGTGGCTCATCGGTAACTGCGACGGTGTTCTATGGCTAAGACTCCAGCATGGCAGCGCAAGGAAGGTAAGTCCGAGAAAGGCGGCTTGAACGCCAAAGGACGAGCTTCGTACAACGCAGCTAATCCGGGGAAGCCCGGTCTAAAAGCCCCCCAGCCGGAAGGCGGGGCTAGGAAGAAGTCATTTTGTGCCCGGATGTCAGGCATGAAAAAGAAGCTGACTTCTTCGAAGACCGCGAACGACCCGAATAGCCGAATTAACAAATCACTTAGAGCGTGGAAGTGCTGACATGGACGGCTTTGTCGTTGCCATTTTGTTGGCGGTCTGGAACCTGCTTATTACTATCGTAATAGGTTTAACTGCTGTGGTGCATAAGCAGTACAAGGAACGGATGAAGGAACAAGGGGATGAGCTTGTAAGAGTCACCATCCTAATTAATAAAACCCGTGAGGAAATCGCACGGGAAACCGCAACTAAGGCGGAAGTAGAGCGAGTAACGGATCATATAGATCAGCGGTTCAATCGGCTGGAGACCAAGATAGACCAGCTAATTGAGTCCCACCGGAGAGTGTTATGAAAAAGAAAGTCAGAAAGTTTGCCAGTGGTGGTGACATTCTTACCGCCGCAGGCGCAGTTTTGCTTGGTAAACACCTGTACGATAAATACAAAGGCGGTGGCGATGAGAAAGAACCAGAAGCTGTAGGCGGTGCTGGTCGTCGCGCTAGAACCGTTGAAGAGCAGATCGGTCGTAAGGCAGACGAATCAAAAGAACCTAGCGCGGCAGAAAAACGCGCTATGGCTGCGTCAAAAGGTCGCCCTGAACTTATACCTGAAGGCGCTGATGAAGCAATAATGCGTAGTGATAACTACCCTACACCAAAGCCAAAGCCTGCGGTTAAGAAGCCTACAGCAGCTACAACACCGGCTAAGAAAGCGTCTACTGCTAGTGAATCTTCTAATACTACGCCGTCTACTTACTACACTCCTCCGCCTAAGAAACCTACCGTGTCTAAGTCGGGGGTAAAGGGCGCTCAATCCGTTGGCGAAGCTTTCGGCATGATCAGCCCGGGTGAAGCTAAAGGCACACAGACGCTTGGTGAGCGTGTCAGAGGCACTATAGATTCAGCTGGTAAAAGCGTGGTACGTACTCCGCAACAGCGTATGGCTGATGCTGCACGGGAAGTTGAAGCGCGGCGTAAGCGCGAATCCGAGGGCATGAGAAAAGGCGGCGCAGTTAAGAAATACGCATCCGGCGGCTCGGTAAGTTCAGCGTCCAAGCGTGCTGACGGTATCGCACAACGTGGCAAGACTCGTGGAAAGGTGTGCTAATGGCTACGCAACGATATGGATCGGGAACAACCGAAGGCACTGATCAGGCATCGGCTGAACGCAACTTGCGTCAAGAGTTTGAGAACAGGCAGCTAGATGAGCAGTTGAGAAAAGAATACGAGGCTTACGAACGTAGCCAAAAAACCCAGAAAGGCGAGTCCCTTCTTGACTTCGGCTTTAAGATGATGGGTAAGGATAGGGCTAAAAGTGAGCCGCTTCCGGGCAAGCCGAGCGACAAAGACAAAAAGCCTGAGAACCTGCCGGGTAAAGGTAAAACCGAAAAACTCGGTGAAGGCATGAAGAAGTACGCATCGGGCGGCAAAGTTAGTTCAGCCTCGGCTCGTGCTGATGGCATTGCCCAGCGCGGCAAGACCAAAGGGAGAATTTGCTAATGAAAGAGAAACTACACTACGACGACAAGGGTTCTACTTTTAAAGAAGCCTTTGCCGAAGCCCGTAAAGAGGGCAAGAAGAGCTTTGAGTGGAACGGTGAGAAGTACAACACCAAGATGAAAGAGAAAGCTAAAGGCCCGGATGAGTCCGAAGCCGAGAGCAAGCGGCTTTCACGCGAAGAGTCCTCCGCCAAAGGTAAGTCTGACAAAGAAAAAGAAGACAGCGATAAGGGCTCTAGAGGCACAGCAGCGGCTCTTGCCGGTACCGGTGTAGCTCTTGGTGCGGCAGCAGCACTCAGTGGGATGAAGCGATCTGAGCAAGAACGTAAAGAGCGTTCTAGTAAAAAACCCGTTGGTGGTGCAGGCAAAATGCCGGGCTCTAGCCTAAAAGACCCGTACTCTATGAACCTTGGTAGTGAGTTTGACCCGAAAAGAACCATGCGGGGTGACAGACGTATGGGGATTGATAGTCGTGACGTAGAGTTTAAAAAGGGCGGCAAGGTGTCTTCTGCTTCCAGCCGCGCAGATGGTATTGCTCAGCGTGGTAAGACCAAAGGAAGGATTTGCTAATGCCAGTTAAATCTGCCAAGCAGGAAAGATTCATGCAAGCGGTAGCGAATAACCCGAAGTTTGCAAAGAAGGTCGGCGTCCCTGTAACCGTGGGACAAGAGTTTACTAAATCAGGAGGCGGTATGGCATCGAAAATGAATCCCGGCATGATGGCAATGATGAAGAAAAAAGCTGGCGCTAAGAAAATGGCAATGGGTGGCTATGCTTCCGGTGGTATGCCGATGGTCATGAAGGACGGTCAGAAAGTGCCAGCGTTTGCTGCTGATGGTAAGGGCAAGATGGCTTCGGGCGGTATGGCTATGAAGAAGATGGCCTCGGGTGGTCTGGCTGCTGGACACAAACAAGCTGATGGTGTTGCCAAGAAAGGCAAGACTAAAGCTATGCAAGTCAAGATGGCTGGCGGCGGTAAGACTAAGAAGTATTGCTAACATGATGGCCTCGCGTGGTATGGGTGACATTAACCCTTCCAAGATGCCCGGTGCAAAGAAGAAAAAGCGCCGGGATGACACCGACTTTACGCAGTACAAAGAAGGTGGGAAGGTTAATGCTGCTGGCAACTACACCAAGCCCGGTCTGCGTAAGAAGATCGTGAGCCAAGTGAAAGCCGCAGCAACTCATGGCACGGGTGCAGGTCAGTGGTCAGCCCGTAAAGCGCAGTTGGTGGCTAAGAAGTATAAAGCCGCAGGTGGAGGGTACCGAGATTGAAAGCCCCGCAACAATCGCTTAAAAACTGGGGGGAGCAAAAATGGCGCACAAAGAGTGGCAAGCCATCCTCAAAGACTGGCGAAAGGTACCTGCCAGAAAAGGCGATCAAGGCGTTAAGCCCAGCGGAGTACGCAGCAACGACCAAGGCAAAGCGGGCGGGGAAGAAAGCGGGAAAGCAGTTCGTAGCACAACCCAAGAGCATCGCAAAGAAAACAGCGGGGTTTAGGTAATGGCCTTTACAACCAACACAACTAGCTTTAATCCTGACCTCAACGAGATATTCGAAGAGGCGTTTGAGCGTTGTGGCTTAGAGTTGCGCACGGGCTATGACTTCCGTACCGCACGGCGTAGCCTAAACTTTCTGATTGGTGAGTGGGCTAACCGGGGTATTAACCTGTGGACTATTGAGCAGGGTTCGATCAACTTGGCGCAGGGAGTGACTACCTATGATCTACCTATTGATACCGTTGATCTGGTTGAACATGTTATTCGCACTGATTCCGGACAGGGCCCTAATCAGACGGATTTGAACATCACTCGTATCTCGGTCTCGACCTACTCGACTATCCCAAACAAGCTGGCACAGGGGCGTCCGATTCAGGTCTGGATTAACCGTCAGTCGGGGCAGCAAGTCGGGTCTAACGTAGCCGTACCGAAATATCCGCAGATTAATGTGTGGCCTGCGCCGGATCAGGGCACAACCCAGCAGCCGTACTACGTGTTCTATTACTGGCGCTTGAAGCGTATTTACGATGCTGGAGACGGCACGAACGTGATCGATATTCCGTTTCGCTTTCAGAACTGCTTGGTGGCAGGGCTGGCGTATATGATTGCGGTAAAGAAACCGGAAGTTGACCCAGTGCGGGTTCAAGCATTGAAAGCAATGTACGACGAGGCTTGGGACTTGGCGGCGGGTGAAGACCGTGAGAAGGCAGCTGATCGGCTTGTGCCGAGAGAGATGTTTTTCTAATGGGAAATAGATTTGCCAGTGGTAAAAACTCGATTGCGGAATGTGATCGCTGCGGGTTTCGCTACAAGTTAAAAGAATTAAAGAAGCTGACGATCAAGACCAAGCAGGTTACGATTAAGGTATGTCCTACGTGTTGGGAACCGGATCAGCCGCAGTTGCAGTTAGGTATGTATCCGGTGCAAGACCCACAGGCAGTGCGGGAACCGCGTCGGGACAACAGCTATTTGCAGGCTGGTTATACAGGGTTGCAGTTGACGGTGAATACCGACTTTGGCGATCCGTCGGGCGGTAGTAGGGTGTTCCAGTGGGGTTGGGCTCCGGTAGGTGGAGCAAGTGGTAGCGATGCAGGGCTGACACCGAATGCTTTAACGTCCCCCGCACAGATAGGCAGTGTAACAATCTCGTAGGAGTAGATATGGACAGCATGAAAAAAGTAGCTAAGGCGGAAGTCAATAAGCATGTGAAATCCATGCACAAGGGCATGGCTAAAGGCGGCGTGACTGGCGAAGCTATGCGGAAAATGGGCCGTAACATGGCTCGTGCGATGAACCAGAAGTCTTCGGGAAGAGGCCGATAATGGAAAAGATCAAACCATCTCCGCACAAAGCCGAAGTCAAGAATCAGACCGGCACTGAGTACACCAACGAGATGAACATCGCGGGTGGCGTTGTCAGCAAGGGCAACTACAAACCGACAAAGACTACCGGCATCAAGATTCGCGGTACCGGTGCTGCGACTAAAGGCGTGATGGCACGAGGCCCGATGGGTTAATCATGACGTACAACGAGCTTTTCATTGCGGTCAAGAACTACCTGCAAAACGACTTCCCGACGAATACTTGGACGGACGTAGCAGGGACTGGCGTTACCACGTCTGATGGTACGAACCAGATTAATTTCTTTATCACGCAAGCTGAAGAGCGCGTTTACAACACGGTGCAGATTCCTGCACTTCGCAAGAACGTAACAGGCACAACTACAGACGGCAATAAGTACTTGTCCTGCCCGACTGACTTCCTGTCAGTATTCTCGATGGCGGTGATTGACGGTAGCGGCAACTATGAGTACCTGCTGAACAAAGATGTGAACTTCATCCGGGCGGCGTACCCAAACCCGACTAGTGAAGGGTTGCCCAAGTACTACGCGTTATTTGGCCCGACTGTTGTATCTAGCACCATCACGGACGAGTTAAGTTTTATCCTTGGCCCAACACCAGACGCTGCGTACAACGTCGAGCTGCACTATTACTACTATCCTGAGTCAATCACGGTAGCCGGTGACGGACGCACATGGCTGGGTGACAGCTACTCGCCGGTGCTGTTGTATGGCACTTTGGTTGAGGCGTATACCTTCTTGAAGGGTGAAGCCGACATGATCGGTCAGTACGAGAAGAAGTACCAAGAGGCTATGGGTCAACTCAATCGTCTGGGTACAGGTCTGGAGCGCGGTGATGCGTACCGCGACGGTCAGGCGAAGATTAAGGTTTCGCCATGATCCAGCAAGGTCTGACAAACAGCTTCAAACAAGAAATGCTCCAAGCCGGGCAGAACTTGGCGACTGACACGCTGAAGATGGCGCTATATACAGCGTTTGCTGATATTGGCCCGTTGACCACTGTGTATACAACGGCAAACGAAGTGGTAGGTACAGGCTATACGGCTGGCGGCGTGACTATAACGGGTGTAACCATTACCACGGATACCACGGGACCTAATGCTGGCACGGTGTACGTGGATTTTAATAATGTGGCATGGCCCGGTGCTAACTTTGAGGCTCGTGGTGCTTTGATCTATAACGTGACTCGTAGCAACAAGACTGTGGCGGTGCTGGACTTCGGTTCAGATAAGACTTTTACTTCAACCAACAATACCGTCACCATGCCAGTAAATACGGCTACGACGGCGTTAATTCGTTTTCCTTGAGGTATTACGATGCTTAATCAACAGGCAAAGTTTGGCGGCGTATTCACGGTGGAGTGCCGTGACGCTGATGGCAACTTGAAGTGGGAAGAAGAGTTCCCTAACCTCGTTGTGAACGAAGGTTTGCAGTACATCAACACGCAGTTCTTTAAGGGTATAACGTATACAGCCACTTGGTATATGGGCTTGGTTACTGGTCCCGGCGCTGGCAATACCTACCTTGCTGCAAACACAATGGCTTCCCACGCGGGCTGGACAGAGAATGTTGCTTACACGCAATCAGCGCGTCCGACGATGGCGTTTGGTTCTGCGACGCTGGCGGATCCTTCGGTGATTTCAACGTCCACCCCGGTCGTGTTTACGATGAATGCAACTGCAACTATTGCCGGTGCGTTTGTGACTACAGATAATACTAAGTCTGGCACAACCGGTCTGTTGTTCTCGGTGGGTAACTTTACAGTGGGCGACCGTAGTGTGGTTAGTGGCGACACGTTGAATGTAACTTACACGTTCTCGGCTGATGCTGCGTAATGTTTGGGTTTGTTCCATTTGCGACAGCCCCGTTTGCCGATGTTGGTGACGGGGTTATATACGACCTGTCTGTATCTGAAACGATAACAGGCAGCGACGCGGTTAATTCGCAGGTGGATTTTGTTGGTACGGTAGCGGATTCGGTAACGGCAACGGATGTAGTTAATACCCAGACGAACTTTGTAGGGAGTATTGCAGAGGCTGTTGCAGTACTAGACTCTGTAGCTGGAGTTGTTGATTTTGTAGTTAATGTATCCGAGGCTGTTGCGTATCTAGATTCGCTAGCGGCACAAACTGATTTTGCAGTTGCGCTGTCAGATTCGGTTGGTTTTAGTGAGATTTACGGCGGTTCGGCGGCGTTTGTTGTAACAGTTGCTGAATCGCTGGTGTTGTCGGACGCATTAGGCCGTCGGCTGTTGTGGGAGTTGATTGATGACAGCGAGAACGCTGATTGGCAAAACATAAATTCAGCCCAGACACCTAATTGGTCGGAGATTGACACAAACACGCCACCGGGTTGGAACAACATAGATACCGTGTAAGAGGGCAGAATGGCTTTAGTGTTGGCAGATCGCGTACGGGAAACTTCAGCCACTACGGGCACAGGCACTATTACGCTCGCGGGGGCGCTGTACGGCTATCAGTCTTTTGCAGTTATTGGCAACGGCAATACAACGTACTACACCATATACGACAATACTTCCGGCGCATGGGAAGTGGGCATCGGTACATACACAGTCTCTGGCACAACACTATCTCGTGACACTGTTTTAGCGTCGTCAAATGCTGGTGCGTTGGTGCCTTTTGGCGTAGGTACAAAAGATGTGTTTGTTACGTACCCGTCAGAGCGGTCTGTATATAAAGACGCAGCCGATGTTTATACGGTGCAGAGCGCGTTTAATGCGCTGACAGCAAACTCAATTGCGCTGACTACGGGGACAATTACTACAGCCCCAACCTCTAATACAGACATCGTTAACAAGCAATACGCTGACGCTATTGCAACTGGCATCCACTTCCACGAAGCAGTTGGGTATGCAACTACCGCAGCGTTGCCTGCTGCCACATATAACAACGGAACGGCGGGAGTAGGAGCCACACTTACGGGAAACGCTAACGGTGCGTTGACTGTTGACAGCTATACGTTTACTTCACCTGCGGACAATGGCACACGTATCCTAATCAAGGATCAAGCAAATGGTGCTGAGAATGGTGTTTATACGTTAACTCAGGCGGGCAACTCATCGCCCGGTGCGCCGTTTATTCTGACCCGATCAACAGACATGGATACTGTTGGTACCGGAGTTGACCAGATTGACGAGGGTGATTTTTTCTTAGTGACTGGTGGCACGGCAAACCTCAATACCGCTTGGGTGCAGCAGACCGCGCCTCCGATAACGGTTGGCACAACGCCAATTATTTTCCAGCAGTTTTCCGCGCCGATTACCTACACGGCAGGGACAGGGTTAAACGAATCCCCTTCGTACACATTTAACATTGCCAACACAGGCGTATCTGCCGCCACGTATGGATCGGCCTCGCAGGTTCCGGTCTTTGCGGTTAACGCGCAAGGTCAGCTTACAACGGTTACCAATACAGCGATTGCGATTGCGGCGGGAGCGGTGTCGGGCTTGGCCCCATCAGCGACCACGGACACAACAAACGCAGCCAACATCACGTCGGGCACTTTGCCTTCTGGGCGGTTAAGTGGTGGGTATACGGCTGTGACAGGCGTGGGTACGCTGACTGCGGGCACGTGGAACGCGGATACTATTCAGATAGCTTATGGCGGTACAGGCGCTACGACCGTGGCTGGCGCTCAAACTAATTTACAGGTAGACCCTGCCGGTACGGCGATAGCGATGGCAATCGCGTTAGGATAAAAAATGCCCAACACATTCAAATCAAACTTTAATAAGGACGTAGGCACATCGCCAGCGACTATTTATACCTGCCCGTCTTCAACCCAAACCACGTTGATCGGCTTGTCGGTGGCTAACACTTCGTCGTCGCCCATTACCACGGACGTGTACATCACCCGATCAGCAGTTAATTTCTATTTGATTGAGACGGCGGTAGTGCCGGTGGGCGGCTCGTTGGTAATTGTGGGTGGCGATCAGAAGGTGGTGTTGCAACCTGCTGACATATTAGTTGCGATTACTAGTGCTGCATCGTCAGCCGATGTCGTGGCGAGTTATCTGGAGATTACCTAATGTCGTACATAGGCTCCACCCCAACGACGCAGAACTTCATTGCTGGGACGGACTCGTTCAATGGGACGGGTTCGGCTACTAACTTTACGTTGTCACGGTCAGTCAACTCGGCTAATGACATTCAGGTAGTCGTTAATAACGTCGTTCAGTACCCACCGAACTACTCGGTATCAGGTAATACACTAACGATCTCTCCTGCTCCGTCTAGTGGTACGAATAACGTCTACGTTAGGTATCTGTCTACGACGCTACAGAGCATTACGATCCCTCCCGGTTCAGCAGTTAACGGCCCATTCAGTGTAGGTAACTTCACATACACAGGAACCTTGACAGGCAGCACCGGCGTTTTAAATATCGGCAGCGGTCAGGTTTACAAAGATGCCAGCGGGAATGTGGGGATCGGGACGAGTTCGCCTACGCAAAAACTGGATGTAAAGGACGGAAGCATTGCGCTAACCGAAGTGTATAGCGTTCGTTGGATTAGCTCTGGCGGTACGTTGCGAGGCTCTATCTCGGCTGACTCTGGAAGCAACTTATATTTTGGGACTGGCTCAAGCAACACCGAACGCGCCCGTATTGATTCAGTAGGCCGATTCACAACGCCCTATCAGCCAAGTTTTTGGGTATCTACAACCGGGTGTACTCGCAATGTAACAACTGGCATTGTTCAGGGGTATCCAGCCCCATTTTTCAACGTGGGTTCTAACTTTAATGTAACCACAGGATATTTTACAGCCCCAATAACAGGGCTTTACGCGTTTTATGCGAGTAAATATAACACGGCTACTAATAGTGGAACGATGGGTTTATATGTTAACAACGTGCAAAGAAGCTATAACGATTTTAACGGTAATGCGGGGGGCATTGGCACGCATCCAAATGCTACGCTTTACTACATACTAAATGCGGGCGATACAGTTGGAATGTACATAACTAATAGTTTTAGTGCGAATGACGTAAACGATTATTTTGGTGGATACCTCGTCGGTTAATCTCAAGGAAACAGAAATGGCAACGTACACAATTACTTTAAGCGACGCCGAAGACAAAGCTCTTGGGATAGTCGCTTTCTCGCAAAACGATTGGATTCAGAACGCGGTTAAAGAGCGTTGCCGCATTGCGATTGAAGAGATTGTAATGGCTGAAGTTCAGCGTAAATTAGCTGCTGGCGAAGTGATCTCTGGCTCCAAAGAAGACATTGTGAATGCTGCAAATATTGAGTCGGCAGCAGAACGTCAAGCGCGTAATGAAGCAGAAGCCGCAGCACTGGGGGGTTAAATGCCAATCGACCAAATAACCAGCGCAAGTATTGAAAATGCCTCGATAGCACAAGTAGATTTAGCTACAGGTGTGGCTGGTACTGGGCCAGCGTTTAGTGCTTATAACTCAAGCAATCAGAATGTCACAAGTAACACTTGGACAAAAATGATTATGAACACGGAAGTGTTCGACACAAACAACTGCTACGACCCTACAACGAACTACAGATTTACTCCAAATGTTGCCGGTTATTATTTAATTGTTGGGGGTCAAGCGAGTGCTGCGGCAGGTGGTTTTGCTGGCGGTATAGTATCAATATATAAGAATGGTAGTGGTATCAGATATTCAACAAAACTTGGTGGCACTAACAACACCGATTGGTCACAGGTTACTGGTATTTTGTATATGAATGGGTCAACTGACTATGTTGAGCTTTTCATTAATGTTATTGGTACAAGCCCTTATTACTTTACAAACTTATCACTCACGTTTTTTGAGGCCTCAATGGTGAGGGCTGCATGATGAATCTCTACGAAAAAATCAAAGCCCTCTACCCTGAACTGCAAGACGCAGACTTCCTGACCGTCATCACGCTGCAAAACGACAGCGATGGCCGTGGAGACTACATCGCTAAGTGGGATCACCCGACATTGCCAAGACCGACTGAGGAACAGTTAGCATGAGTTACATCGGCGCAGAACCTACCACAGCAGCGTTTCCGTTTGACCAGTTCAGCGGTAACGGTACGACTACGGCATTTACGCTGACCTATGCGCCAGCGAGTACGACATCGATCATTGTTGCTATTAGCGGTGTAGTACAGAACCCTAACCTGTACTCAGTCATCGGCACAACGATCACATTCTCACCTGCTCCACCTACGGGTACGAACAACATCTCGGTCTTGTATCTTGGACTGCCAGTCATCGGCGTATCTAGTCCGGGTAACACAGCGTATTTCTCATCGACATCGTTCACGGCAACGGGTGGTCAGACCACGTTCACCCCGAGCGGCAGCTATCAAGTTGGCTTTATCAACGTCATCCGTAACGGCTCCCAGCTTGCCCCTGCTGACTACACAGCGACTAACGGCACGACGGTAACCCTGCTGAACCCCTGCGTGGCTGGCGACATTGTAGTTATTGAGGTATTTACCCTAACGTCTATATCAAACGCACTACCCTTGACGGGCGGCACAGTCACTGGGGCGACGACGTTTAACACAGATGTGACTGTGAACGGGGGTTTGGCTTCTGGATACACGGGCTTCAAGAACCGGATCATCAATGGCGGGATGGTGATAGATCAGCGCAATGCTGGGGCGAGTGTTAGTAACAGCGCGGGGGTAAACACTTATTTTGTTGATCGTTGGAATATGTTTGGCGCGTCTGCTTCAAAGATGACAGGGCAGCGCAGCACGACAGCACCTGCTGGCTTTATTAACTCAGCTCTTATTACATCTTCCGCCGCTACAACGCCCGGTGCTGGTGACGCTTATGGTGTGCGTCAAATTGTTGAGGGTTTAAACATAGCCGATTTAGGGTGGGGAACGGCTAATGCGCAGGCAGTAACTCTTAGCTTTTGGGTGAGATCAAGCATTACTGGTACTTACGCAATTTCTTTGTTTAACGCAGATGGTTCTTCTCCGTTTAGAACTTATGTTGCAACGTATTCAATTAGCGCAGCAAATACGTTTGAATACAAAACAATTACGATACCCGGAGATACGTCTGGAACTTGGCTAACTACCAATGGACAAGGAATTCAATGTTGGTGGGATTTAGGTAGTGGAAGCAACTTCAACGCTACGGCTGGCGCTTGGAACTCGTCTCTTTTGGTAAGAACTTCAGGTTCGGCTAACTGGATCGGCACCAACGGAGCCACCTTCTACATCACCGGAGTCCAGCTAGAGCGTGGCAGCAACGCAACGTCGTTTGAGTTCAGAGATTACGGGCGTGAGTTACAGATGTGCCAGCGGTATTACCAACTGAATACTGCCAGTAATGGATACGCTACAACAACAACTGGTGGAACTATGGCCATAAATGGAGCAGTTGTCCAAAGATCAGCCCCGACTTTGGCGGTAGTAAGCGGAACGGGGGCGTTAATTGATTATGGCACTGCGTTGAGAAACCTCACTTCTTTTGGCTCTGCTTCTTCTTCAACGTCAAACGGCACAGTTCTTGATTTTAACTGTAGTGCAACTACAGGTTCTAAAGCAATTGGCCTATTTGCAAATTCTGTTTCTTTAAGTGCGGAGCTTTAATAATGTACCGACTTTTCCCTGACAATTTTATGGGCGCAGCGCAGTGTATTAAACGCATTGCTGACAACGCTTGCATCCCATTTGCTCCGGACAACACCGACTACCAGCAGTACCTAGCATGGCTTGCCGAGGGCAACGAAGTTTTGCCAGCAGATGAGGTGACAGAATGACACAGGCAGTATCGTTAGCTTCTTTGGGGAATGGCCCGGCGTTTAGTGCTTTTCAGACTACGGCACAAACACTTTCTTCTGCGACGCTGACAAAAATAACTTTTGACACCGAAGAGTACGACACAAACAGTAACTTTGCGTCTAGCCGTTTTACGCCAACTGTCGCAGGGTATTACTTGGTTAGTGGCAAAACTCAACCAAGTGCCTCGTATACCGCAGGGATTACCGCAATTTATAAAAATGGCGCTCTCTATCGTTATGGGTCTTACAACGCTAACGCAACAGGAGTTGCACAGCCATCAATGAGTTGCTTGGTCTATTGCAATGGTAGTACCGATTACATCGAATTTTACGCTTCGTTTACTACAGGGCAAAATACAGATTCTAGCGCTGCGCAAACTTGGTTCCAAGGCTATTTGGCAAGAGGCGCGTAATGCTTTACGAAAAGATAAAAACAATTTACCCCGAACTCACTGAACTTGATTTTGATTTTGTGTTTGGGACAATTCACCTACAAAACGACAGCGACGGTCGTGGGGATTACATCGCCAAGTGGGAGCATCCGACACTGCCTCGGCCTACAGACGAACAGCTTTCTGGAGTTGAATAATGCCTTTAACACAAGTCTCCCCCGGTCTGCTTGATAGCAATGCCCAGTATTACGGATTCAAGAATCGCATCATTAACGGTGA